TTTCAGTATTTTGCCAGCTTATTTTAGGCAGGTTAAATTTTGTTGTTGATAGTGTTCCTTCTCCATCAATTCCTGTGGTAGTAATGGAAAGACGTGAAGCAGGGTTATGCCTAACTTTAATAATAGGCTGAACTGCAACTTTGTTAAATTGAAACCCTTCTGTAGGAAATTCAACATATTTAAATAAATCGGTTTCTAGTGAAAATTTATCATTAAAATCTTTATTTTCTAAGGATGCAAAAATAAAAATGGGTGGTTCTCTGCTAGAGAAGTTTTTAGTTCTGTCATCAACATAATACAATTCCGCATAACCTGTAGAACCAACAAATATTGAACCGGTGTCTTGTTTATCGCAAATTTCTATTTTATTGTTATTAATTCGAGCATAAATTTCTGTATCTATAGTTGTTACAGTTGTTGTTACTGTGTAAGATTCATAATCTCCTATTTTTTCCTTTATATAAAACCTGCTCAATGATGTCAAATGACCCCATTGATCAGAATTATAAAAATCTATATCTATATAATCGCCCAAAGCACCTGAAGCATATAAATTAACAGTGTAAGGTTTGCCTGATAAAGTGTTATTTAGTTGCCAGCTGTTTTGTCTCAAAAGAACAAGTGGGTCAATAATTTTACTGGCAGGAACATCATATATAAATTTTCCATAATCTTTAAATTCTAAATCATCTGGTACAAAATTATAAACGTTTATTATGGGTTCAAACAAATTTATATATACATTACCAAAATTATCATACACTTTAAATTTTATTTTATAATTACCAGGCCACTTGTAAATATGAGTTGCAGTAAGCTCAGTTGAGCTTGTCCCGTCTCCAAAATCCCACTCAGCATATTTGTTAGATAAAAAGGTGCCTGTTGATAATAAAATATTTGTTGTGAAATCTGGAATAAACTTTAAGGGTGTAATGTCTAATGCAAAAGTTGACAGAGTAGAAGAATTTGTAAAATCTTTTACATCGAAATATACATAAGTATAATTTTCAACTATAGAAGCCATTAGAACTCTCTTTCAAGCAATTGTATGGAAGGAGTGACAACTTTAATTTTGTTAATAAACTCTGTAGCATTGTTTAAGTAAGGAAATTTATAAAATGGTAGCTTTATATCTTGACTTATTATTTGAATATCTCTATCTGGATAAACTGGATTAAATGCTAATAAGCTAATTCCTGGTGTTGAATATGTAGTGTTATTAATAATTCTTATTGTTTTAAACCCTGTTACACCTTCTATTGCGATAATTTTATTAGATATATCTGTAAGTGATAATAGTTTGCCTAGATTGTTTTCTGCTGTAGAAAAATAAGAATTAAATATTTCTGATACTTGCTGACGGATAGCTTCAGGATTTCTCTTAGATGTGAGTTCTCTTGTTATTTCAAGATAACAATTATCAGATATAGACGGTGTTAATTCTAAATCGCTTGCTCTAATTCCTAAATCAAATTGAATATAAACAGGGTCGTTTATAACAATCTCTGCTGTAGCTAGTTTAGTTCTATTCAAATCATTAATTATGAGAGTTTTTTGAGCGCTGTTTAAATAATTTGCTCTAAGAGAGAGAGAAGTTATTTTTTCTAATCTAGGCACAGCATAGACATATACATTATTAAAATTGCATGCATCTGCATACTTTACTTGATTAAATAATAGTCTGCTTTCTAAGCTAGGATTTTGTATGCCTAGATCAAAATAATATTTCAAATGTTGGCTCAAATAATCCCAGTTGTTAACAACTTGAACTGATCCTAATATATTACTGTAATTTTTCAACAAATAATTTGTAAAATCTTCTGTTGTTATGAGTCTATACTGGCTTTTAAAAGTGTTAGTAGCATTAGCTTTTATATTAGTAACAGACTCAGGAGAAATGTATCTTGTGGAAGGATCGGAATTATTGAAGGAGAGTAGATTCAGCTGGTCTTGAGTCATTACATTCAAGTTCAATGGAGTTGTATCTGTTTTTATTTCTATAAATTTGTTTGTGTTGTAAACGAAAGGAGTATTGCCATTAATTGTATTGTTTCCTATTTGACCTGCTTCTCCGTTAGAAATTAAAAAATAAATAGCTACTTGATCGTTTGAATTAAGCTGCTTACCGTTTACATTGTTACCAAATTTTATTTCATATCTGCCATCTTCATTAAGTCTTATTTCATACTTGAGTGCATTAGGTCTTTCAAGAAATAACGACTGTGTAGGCTCCCATTTTTGCCATTTTGAGTTAGGTTCAATTTCTTTTACATAAACGTCTATATTAAAATGATCTATTAGCAGATTTTGTTGTTGATTATTTATTAAAGTAATGGTTAGTATCTCAAAAGGGTCCCCTGCGGCATAGTATGTTGGATATTCATAATAAGTTCCTTGATATAATAAGTTTTGATCACTAAAAGATTCTAGATATTCTGTTCCTGCTGAAAGTTTAGTAAAAGTCAAATCATTGTTAATTGAATATGATGTTCCATTAATAGTAAAATATGTATATCTTGGGATGGTATAAGTGCCAGGTAATAGCTGTTCATTTGCATATGCTTTAAATGGAAGCAAAGCTGTTTGTGAGCCAACAGGATTGTAGCCAATAAGCTTTACAATTTTGTTAATATTTTCATAAATAGTAGCAGAACTAAAAGTACTTTCAGATGAAGTTTGATTTAAATAAAACAGCAAAACATTGTATGCATATGCAATAATATCAATAATAGCAGATATGTTACTGCCTTCAAAATTTTGATCAGTAAAAATATTATTATCGTTTAATCTTGCATTAATAAGACTCTTTAAGCTAAGTGCATCAAACGCAACGTACCCATCTTGTGAAAGTTGAAAATTATTAAATTGGGTAGCCATATTAATTTGTAAAGAAAAATCCTGTAGTACTTAGAGTGCCTACTAATTGAAAGCTACTTGCAGTTTCTACAGAGACTATATTTAATGATAGGGTAATAACGTATTGTTGGTTAACCTCATCAACAGCTACGTCTATATTTTGAACGGTTACTCTAGATTCAAAATTTATAATGGACTGTAAGATTTCATTACCTATTCCTCGAGCATTTTCTTCAGAAATTCTTGAAAACAAGTATCTTTGTAGATTTGTTCCAAAATAAGGGTTTAATATTCTTTGGCCAGGTACGGTTGTAATTATGTTAAAGATAGAATTTCTTATTGCTGAATAGTCGAAATCTATTTTTAGATCCTTTATTTCTTTACTCTTTAAAAATTGATTATTTTGAGTATATTCAAAATCTAAATCTAGCTTTAAATCAGTATATGTAAACTGGCTAGTTGGTTTATCTGGTTGAGCTATAGAGTTAACTTTAATAGTTGCCACGTTATTATTTATATTAACTTTATTTGTTTAAAAACAGTTTTATATATAATATAAACAATAAATAATTAAGATGAATAGAAATTTTGTCAAATTATATGAATCTGCTATGCAGAGATACACTTTAAAGGGGTTTTTAGCAGGTGATATTATTAAATTTAAGAAAGACGCTTTTAATGATCTGTGGTTTAAAGGGTTAGGAGCTAATACACAAGAAAAAATTAAACAAATGGTAAACAGTGGGCTTCATTTAAGAATTTCTGCTGTAAAAAACAAATACCCTGCTGTTGGCGGAGCGGGTAACACAGATTTTACTGGAACAGACTTTGACTTAGACATTACTACAGAGATCGCTCCGGGTAGATATGGTGATTTTTGTACAATACCGTCGCATTTGGTTGAATCAGAGCCTTCAACACAGCCTAACCTACCTAGCGTACCTGATGCCTTTAAAAAAGATGATCCCGGGCACCGTGTACATATTAAGCCAAAGGTTTTTAAAGATAAGCAAAATGAAACGCCGTTTTTAGCACCGAATCAAACTAAACTATCAGATTTAGGTGACGGTAAGCTGTCCGAAGGTGATAGAGAGTTAAAGAATACAAATATTAAAATACCGTCTAATCCCGTAAAAGGAGCGGCTGACCCTGCTAGCTATACGTACCAGTATCTACCTACTCATTAATATTCGATAAAGCTATAAAACAGCTATAGCAGTTAATTTCCTGATCTACTACAAATCCACTTCTATATAAATACTCAGCTAGTACTAACAAATATTTGCTTTTAAGCTGGTCATTTATATCTAACTTGTAAATAAAATTAAACAAATGTCTCATTAGTGAAGGATAATCGCTATTAAAATTACCTTCATTTTCTATTAATGCTTTACGTAACGTTGTAATATTTTTCTTTTGTATCTGAGTAAAAATTAAATGAAGTGTATCATCGTTTTTATCGTCGGGGAGTATAAGCTTTTTATCTAGAGAATATTTTTGAAGTTCGTTAATAATTTTGCGTAAATCGGGGTAGTTTGATTTAATAAAAGATAAAAAAATACTTTTTTGTGATGAGCTAATTTCTATTTTTTCTGCTTTTAATACACTAATACTTTTCTTTACTACACCATCAAAAGGTGGTACTAAATTTAACTCTTGGCACCTGCTCTGTAAAGCACGAATAATTTTATGTTTATAGTTTGCTGTAAGAATAAACCTAGTAATTTTAGCAAACTCTTCCATAGTATTTCTTAGCGCGCGCTGGGCATCGAGAGACAGTCCATCAGTCTCGTCTAAGATAATAACTTTTATTTTACCGTCAATACTCTTAGTCTGCGCAAAATTAGTAACCTTACTTCTTATAGTATCGATACCGTTTTCATCACTAGCGTTAATATAGAGGTATTGACATTCTAAAATACTATTAACAATTATTTTAGCAAGAGTTGTTTTACCTAGTCCCGGTGTGCCTACAAATAAAAGATTGGGTATTTCTTTTGATTTATTAAACGATTCTATAATTGCTTTATTGTTGTCAGACACAACAAAATCTTCTAACGCTACAGGTCGATATTTTTCTACCCAAAGATTTTTAAAATCCAAATTCATTTTCCTGATGAACCGAATCCCTTTTCGCCCCGGGCACTCTCTTCAACCTTGCCCCACTCAACAGGCATAGAAAAGTTTAGATAAATAACAAATTGCGCAATTCTGTCTCCAGTAGATATTTTATAATCTATATCTGTAAGATTATAAAGCTTTATGCCTGCATCGCCC